ATTTTCCAGTTAATTTCTGAATCATTTTGTAAGTAACCACTTCATCCTCATCTTCCATATCATGCTCGTCATCCATTTCAGGTTCTTCCATATCCATATCCATATCATCAGGCATTATAGTTTCATCCGGAGTTGGTGCTGGAGCGGGTGCGGGAGCTGGAGCGGGTGCGGGAGCAGGAGCAGGAGCTGCAGTTGGGGGTGCTTGTTCATTATGTTCACCACGTTTACCAACTTTTAAATAATATTTCGCTTCATCCATATCACCTTCAAACAAAGAAACATTACCAGCGTAACCCTCATTCAAATTAACTTCTTTAGCAATTAAATTAAGACGTTTAAACGCTTGAGAATATGAAGAGTAGTATTTTCTATTTTTCATAGGTTCAACGTAGTCAAAATTAGTCGATTCTGAAATTTGCGATTTAATCACATAACCATTTTTTTCTTTATCAATACGATAAGTTTTACCATTAGCCAATTTAATACTATATTCAGTAGAATTGACTTCATTTACTGGTTGCGGTATATTTTCTTTATATCTGGCAATTTCCATAATACGTTTCAATTTATCCGTACCTTCTAGCTTTTCACTGCCAATTGGTTTTAATCCTCCCATTTTTTTATGATTTTTTTTATTTTATTATTTTTTATATATAAATATACCAACAAATAGAAATGTTTTAATATGTCAATAGGAATTATTCCCCCATTGAAAATTCCTTGTCGGTTAAATCTGTTTTAAGTTCTTTAACTTTCTCCAAATATCCATTACGTCTTAAAATTTTGAATACTAGATTTTCCTCTGAATACTCACCACCTTTTTGTAGTCCACATGTTCTGAACTTCTTTAATTTGGCTTTATACTTTTTGATTAGAATTTTTGCGGTGTCTAAATCCTTGTCATTTATTTCATTAATTAAATTGTCAATAAGTTTCATCCATTCTTTGGCCTTACTCTCAATTTTTTTATAATTAATGGAAACGGATTCTTTTGTTGGGGTCTCAACCCACTCGTCAGTTATTATAGAATATTTACCGATGTTTTGAACATCTTTTGACTCATTGGTGTCCTCAATGTATACCTCAACCTCATAACCATAAATTGTGATATTATGTTTTTTGTTGTATAACGTCTTTTTCAAATGAAATAATTCATCATAAAGAGATTTTACGTTTTCTTCAAATTGATTGGTATTAACTAATATGTGTATATCTACATCTGAAAATTTTGACCAATTGTAATTAGCTAATGAACCAGTCATTATTATATCATCAACCACTATGGGCATTTCAACATCGTCAATAAAGTCATTAGCAATTTGTAATAATTTTTCTCTTACTTTTGGTTTAAGAGAATACGTACCATTTTCCTCATCCCAAAATTCGGGGTTAAGTGTTTCTTTTAATTTAAAACTTTTAAGAATATTTTTTAAATTGTCCATCAGTAATAAATACTTGACATCACGTAAAATTATAACTTTTTGAACTTAAATGTTTTAGCAATTTTACTTCCGAAAAACTTTCCTTGTGATTCAGACATTCTCATTTGAGTAAATATTTGATGAGGTATGTCATAATACTCATACTTTAATCCATTATTAAACTCAACCAACATAACCTTAGTTGTTGTGTCATATTCCGCTTTTTTTAAATTACTTGATTTTATTTCACAAATAATTTTTGTTCCTACAATACTTTCTTTGATTATCGCCATAACTATAAATTTATATTTGAATTATAATAACAATTGAAAATTTGGAAACTATTTCTTATATTTTATAAAAAAGATAATATGAAAGAGTATTTTAAAAACCAATTAGGTGGTCGTGAACCACTCACATTAGAAAGAATTTCAACCTTGTCTGATAAAAAAACACATTTAGGTAACAATATAAATGTGGGTGACCATTTATATTACGCCTATTTAAATCAAGGAGAAGGAATAAAAAGTAAAAATTATAAATTCATTATGTTAATAGAAAAAGAATTTAATAAATATGAATTAGAATTTGGAGATTTAAATGCAAGATTACCTTTACTTAAATTAAAAAACATATGATAGAATCAACAGAAAATGACAAAAACAAAAAGAGTAAGGATACCCAAACCCCCGTGTTGGATAATTTCAGTAGAAATTTAATCAAACTAGCGGAAGAAGGTAAACTTGACCCAGTTATTGGTAGAGATAGAGAAATCACAAGGATTGCTCAAATCCTATCAAGAAGAAAAAAGAACAACCCAATTATTATTGGTGAACCTGGTTGTGGTAAAACCGCAATAGTTGAGGGGTTAGCAATCAAGATATTCAATGGGGATTGTCCAAGAAACTTAATGGATAAAACAATCGTATCATTGGATATGACATCAATCGTTGCGGGAACAAAATACCGTGGTCAGTTCGAAGAAAGAATGAAAGTAATTATCGAAGAATTACAATCTAATCCAAATATCATTGTGTTTATTGATGAAATCCACACCATAGTTGGTGCAGGAAATTCTTCTGGTTCATTGGATGCGTCAAACATTTTTAAACCAGCATTAGCGAGGGGTGAAATACAATGTGTTGGTGCAACAACCCTAGATGAATATAGAAAAAACTTCGAGAAAGATGGTGCGTTAGAAAGACGTTTCCAAAAAGTAATTGTTGACCCAGCTTCCAAAGAAGAAACCCTAATCATCTTGAAAAACACAAAAGATAAATATGAAAATTATCATAAGGTTTCTTATAGTGATGAGGTGTTAACATTATGTGTTGATTTGGCCGAAAGATATATCACCGATAGAGAATTCCCTGATAAAGCATTTGATATCATAGATGAAGTTGGGGCAAGAAGTCAAGTTGAGATTAAAATCCCCCAAGTTATTGAGAACCTTAAAGTTGAAGCCCAAAAAATTAAACAAGAAAAAATAACCGTGGTTAAAAAACAAAACTACGAGGAGGCCGCGAATTTAAGAGATAAAGAACATAGGATTTTAAACAAATTAGACCAAGAAAAGAAAAAATTTGAGGACGAATTAAATGTTAAGAAAAAACCAGTAACAATTGATTTGGTTTATGAGGTCGTGTCCAATATGACAAAAATCCCAATGTCAAAATTAAATTCGGATGAGTCAAAATCATTATCTGATTTGGAAAAAAATCTTGGGGAGTCAGTTATTGGTCAACCTGAAGCAATCACCAAAATATCAAAATCAATCAGAAGAAATCGAATTGGTATTAAAGACCCAAATAAACCAATTGGTTCATTCATTTTCTTAGGGTCAACTGGTGTAGGTAAAACATACCTAGCAAAACAATTGGCAAAACAAATATTTGGTAGTGAAGATGCGTTAATTCGAATTGATATGTCCGAATACCAAGAAAAACATACCATCTCAAGATTAATTGGAGCTCCTCCGGGATATGTTGGTTATGATGAGGGGGGACAACTTACCGAACAAGTAAAAAACAAACCATATTCAGTTATTTTATTTGATGAGGTTGAGAAAGCAAATAAAGATGTATTCTCAAGTTTATTACAAGTTCTAGATGATGGACATATTACTGATGGTCTTGGTAGAAAGATTAATTTCAAAAATTGTGTAATCATTATGACATCAAACATCGGTGTTAAAAAATTACAAGATTTCGGTACTGGTGTTGGATTTGCCACTCAAGCAAAATCATATGTTGAAGAAGAACATAAACGTGAAATCCTTAAAAAGGAATTACAAAAATTCTTCGCACCCGAATTCCTAAATAGAATTGATGACGTAATTGTATTCAACCAATTAGTTAAAGAGGATGTTAAGAGAATTGTACAACTCGAAATTAATAACCTACAAAAACGATTAAGTAATCTGAAATACAATATTAATTTTGACGATACAATCGTTGATATGATATCAGAAGTTGGTTTTGATGATTTATATGGTGCTAGACCTCTAAAACGAGCTATACAAGATAAAATTGAGGACTTTATCTCCGAAGAAGTTTTGGCAACAAGAATAGTTGAAAATAATGTCTATTCAATTGCCATAGTTGACAATGAAATTAAATTGGAATTAATAACTAAAGTACGAAAAAAAAGGGGGTCTAAATAAAACCCCCTTTGTACATATTTATTAGTATGAAATTAATTATTACTGAAGAACAATATCGAAAACTTACTAAAAATGAAACTTGCCCAACTGCAGTAAAATTCGAAGTTTACAATCCAATCAGAGTCCATTGGAAAAAAAGAACTCGTTGTGTGTCACAAGAATTCTTTAATTTAATTAATGATTATCACGAAATACAAATGAAAACTGGTGAAGAAAATCCATCTGAAAAATTAATAAAACTAATTGAAGAATATTACTATAATACTTATTATTACACCCCAGATGAATATACTATTTCAAGTATAACTCCTTGGAGGGTATTAATTAAACTTGAACATAAATCAAGTTAATTAATACTTTACACAACCTAGTTTCTCAATCATTTTCTTACCCGTCTCAATTCCGTTGTAAACGTCATCAACAACCACATACTCATCGTATGTATGATAATCATAATAACCAATGGCAAAATTGATACAACTAATGTCAAACTTCTTTCTAAGTGCGTATACGTCCGTATAAGGATGAGATTGATATCTAGGACCATTAAATGATTCAGTTAATACCTCATCACACTTACCAAAGAAATCATTACTACGTTCAAATAACTTAACCCCCATACAGTATTCTGAAACCATTGTATTCCCGGGGGCATCAAATTGAATGATATAACCAACATTTTCAAAAAACTCATCATCGGCATTTCTAGAACCATGACATCCAGTTTCCTCTGATACAAAAAAACCAACTTTTAAATTGGGTAATTCTTTAAGTAACTCTAGACAAGCATAAACACCACATTTATCGTCCCCACCAATTCCTGATGGTAAACCAAAATCATCATAACCCTTTAGAGCTAATTTAAGTTCACCTTGTTCGTTGTGTAGGTTTTCCTCAACAACATTAATAGTATTAATTTCGTGAACAGTATCGGTATGTGCAACAACACAAGGATAATAATCAACTTTATCAGTTGTTTTTGTAACATAGATGTTATTGAAGTCATCCACATAAAATGGATAATCATTTTCATTTAACCACCTCTTCAAGAATGATATCATTTTATCTTCTTGGTATGTTTTGGTTGGTATTGACAAAACATCTTTTAATAAACTATAATCTCTTTTCATACCGCAAAGATAATAGTTTTTTTTAATTAATACGTTTTTTTCTTAATTTTCTTGATTCAAACAATTTATAATTTTCAATAAATGGTACAAATTCGTATAATGATAACTTAATTCGATTTTCAACCTTAAAATTATTTCCTTCTTTTTTATATAAATCTAATAATACCCCACTAACATTAATTTTTACAATTCTAAAATAATAATCTTTCATTGTAGGTATTTCATAAAATTCTGAATCTTTAAATGAGGTTAATTTATGAATATAATTTAAAACTTTTTTTAATTGTTCATAATCTTCAGAATCCTCATATTCACCCTCAATACTTTCCAATATATTATTTAAAGATTTAGTAACATATCTATTAAAGTTATCTATTGTATCATCATCAATATTATGTGATTGTTCCCAAATATAATCATAATATCCACCAAAATCATTGTTTTTTTTATCAACAATTTTAAATAATAAGTCAGTTAAATTCTCAGTATCTTTACCATATTCTAATAATAAATCATATATTGTTGAAACATTGGTTAAATATGATGACATACAACTACGCATAAAAATAGTAACAACACCAAAAGGATTACACAATTCATCCTTAATAATATCTTTAATCCCATCAGTCATAGATTCGTCTACCATTACTTGATATTCCGTAATGATATCATTTATGTCATTCGTAAATAAATTTGATAAATGTAAAGCAATACTTCCTGTCATTTCATCATTACTTAAATCAAATGTGAACCTAGGGAAATAGTATAGTATCTCTTTGAGTAAATTTTTATTTTGTTCATTAAAATAATAAAAAATACTTCCACCTCTCCAATCTTCCCAAGCATGTTCCCCCTCAAAAAAATTAACATCACCTCTATAATGATAATAACCCCCAAATAAACTTTTTACTAAACTTGTATCGGAGTAATCAAGGTAATCGTCAAATATTTTAAGAAAGTCATCAATATCGTCATAATTTATCCTCATTGGACTATTCTTTGGTGTTGTTGGGTTATAATAAATCTCTAGATTATCAATATCAAAAAATGGCTCAAATCTTTTTGGTGTCAATTCATCTGAATATTCACCATTAATAACCCCCTCGATTAGATTATAAAACTCACTAGATGTTTCTTCTTTTAAAATTTTTCTCATATTTATTATAAATAGTTTGTTTTATTAAATAATATGACTATCTTTGTAAAAGAAAATCGTTATTTGACTTATGGGGACAACTTGGAATTGACTGACATTGTTGGTTATTCGGGGCACGCAGTGAGAGGTTTCCTATCACTTTAATCTACGGAAACAAAAGTTAAACGGCAACGTTTTGAACAAAATGGCGGCAATCGGATTAATCCGTGAAGACGCTGCGGTAGTAGCCTAGTCAAACTAGGGGAAACCTACGGGTCGATGGACATATAACCTAGGAACAGAAGTCCCTACAAAGGTGTGGTTTCTACCCGAAAAGAAACAAGTGGAGGATTAGTTCTCAGTAAACCGAACCACTTTAAAAATAAGGGAATTGTGAAATTTCGGATTGTTAGCTTAAACAATGTCCTAAGCGTGTAGACCTTAGTAGTCAAGATGTACAACACGGCGGTTCGACTCCGCCTGTCTCCAGATGACCGATATAATCCACTTGCACGTAGTGGTCATCGCACACTTTATCCAAAGTGACTAAGAGATTATAAAAAATATATGTGGAGTACGTTCTTTTATAGTGGAACGATGTACTTATATATATGGAATTAGAAAATAAAAAATATCAAAGACCCCAAATTGAAGTTATTTGTGGTAATCCACAGTGTGGAAAATCTTTTATGAGAGCCCTTAGTGAAATTAATCGAAATCAAAAACGAGGTGCTAATAATTATTGTTCATTATCGTGTTCAGGTAAAGTAAAACATGACCAACTATTAAACTATAGTGGAAACCATAAATACTTAAAAGGTATTAGCAAAGCGGACAAATACACTGGTTTAAGAGAACATTTAAGAAGGACTAAATATAGAAATCAAGAGGTTACAATTACATTAGATGATTTATTAGAACAATGGATTAGACAAGATGGTAAATGTCCATATACAGGTGTTAATCTTATTCACCCAATAAGGATAAAAGATGAAGGTTATTTGTATTTATCATCTTTAGATAGAATAGATTCGTCACTAGGTTATATCCCGGGTAACATACAATTTATTAGTACATCAGCAAATTTTGCGAAAAACAAAATGAGTCATAATGATATGTTACTATTTTGTCAGTTAATTGCCGAAAATTTTGGACAAAAAAAAAGGGACAATAAAATGTCCCATTAATTTTTTTCTTATAAGTTTTTTTAAAAATTAAAAACCTGAGATTACAGTTTTTAGTAAGGACCTTTTGAAGGATTATTAGATTCCCTTCGTTTCCACTTCCTTTTGAGAAGTATTCCTCAGTGACGATTATTTAGGTGAATCACTCCTTGAGATATCAATTACTCTCTCATTACTTAACTCTCTTCGAGAATGCCTTCCCGACTAATCCTTGCGGGACTAGAGGTTTTTGGTAAGAATGTAGCTCAACTTGCGGTCTCACTACGCAACGAACAACTCGTTACTATGTAGTCACCTTTCATTGATATCTGACAGACGCTTTTGCTTTATAGTTATTTTATGATTTTACTCCAAACGTAAAAATAAAGTTTTGTGTCGTGGATTATGAAAGTAGTGGTCTGTCTTTCAGCTTCGCTATCTTTTGAACAACGAAATACCAAACTACTCTCTGAAATGTTCCCCATTTCCATATTTCAAGATTACTTCGAGATTAACCTCTTGGTAGAGGTTTATCAAGGATGATTTCGGCACCACCCGTTTGTCATCATACCTTTCGGTTTTAAGTATCCTATTATATTGGAGCACGCAATAATAAAATTGGATAATCTTATTTTTCACATATCTCCTACGGGTTATTCCTATTAGTGTTCCCACCTCAATCAGACGACCCACATCGCCCAATCATCTAACCACTTTCCCTACAGCGTTGCCCTCGGTACTAAAGGTTAAACGGTATCCCGCTTGTGTACTTGAGCTCGGTTACCCAAGCCGCAAATCAGTTACACTTCTGATTCACTTTATCCTACTTTCGTAGTTTATTTTATGGACTATACACAGCCCAATATCTTTATCAGTTTTGTGTTAGCTGCGAACTATCTGTCATTTAATCGGTGGATAATATCACCGACACTAAACTACTCCTGAATGGATATCTAATTTTCAAAGAACGAATTCGGACGTTTCCGATTTTCTTTTACAAAGGTAAGACATATTTTTCAATCTGTCAATACTTTTTTGATTTTTTTTTAATTTTTTTCAATGTACACATCATCTGTACCATAAAACTTTGCTCTTACTTGTGCGAGTTCTGAGTTTGAAGTGTGATACTTCTTACCATTCTCATCAAAGTAGTAATACAAATTTTCATCTAAGATTTCATTTTCCATCTTTTTTAGATTTTAAAAGTTAATAATAAAAGAACGATTCTTAATTCTTGTACAAATGTATGAAATAAATATTAATGAAACAAGTAAAAGGAAAAAAAATTACAATAATTTTTTAATTTTTTCTATTTCCTCATTTAATTTACCCCCTTTTAGTGCGTTATGAGCTAATCTAGCTGGGGCTAATGGAAAGAATAATGCCAAATCTACCAAATTTTTTCCAAAATCAGATGTTGAACTATCATCACTTGTATTTTTTAATTTTGGTTCATTCTCAGATTTTTTTTCTTCTTTTGATTTTTCTTTTGATTTATATCTTGTAGATAACGCACCCATAGTTACAAATTTATCTAAATCCATTTTTTGATTTATATTATTTGTTATTGAATAGGTAATTGGTTTATCTCCAACAAATCCAATAATATTATTTTGGTCAACCGATTGTCCGGGGTTTACCTTTATTCTATGTACACCACAAATTTTTGAGAAATAATCACCATTTGGTAATTTATGTTTAATTTCTACATAACCATCACATTTATCATTATCAACTATTTGTACAATACCCTCAAATGGTGCGATAACATAATCCATAGGATATGATTCAATCTCAACTGATTTAGAAAAAAGTTTATCTTTTAACTTTCCACCTTTAATTGGTAAAATAAAATTATCTTTCATAGTAATCTTTTAATTTTTGTTATTTCTTCCATAAGAGCACCTTCATTCTTAAAATTAGTATTTAAAGTATTTGCTAAATCATCTAATCCAAATAGATTTTTCACATATTTTTCTGAATCAAATTCTGGTTTTGGTTGTTCAGGTCCTGTCGAGGTTGTGGTATCCACTTCACTTGATTGGTAATTAGCCATAGAACTTGATTTTCCCCCTTCTGGTTGATTTGGTCGATATGATAAATGGAAATGTCCCCCAGTTGAACCCGGAGATGGATGTGTATATTCATCGATATAACTAAATCCATTGTATTTGGATTTATATGAATTTAGTAAATTTATAAATTGTGGGTGACAACTTTTAGATAACTGTACATCTACCGCTTCACCTACTTTATGTCTACTATTTCTATTTTTATGATATAAATCATTACCTGATGTAAACATAAGAGCACATACTGAACCCCCAATTTTTTTCCACTCGGTCATTAATTTAGTTATTACATCCAAGAGATTAGAATTTAACTCACCGCCTGAAGTCAATTCTTGATTTTTTTCACTAAAACCTAATTGTTTAAGTTTAGTTCTAAATTCAGTTGATGATATTTCATTAATTTTTTTACCCATATTAATATGTCATTAAAACACCACCTAATGATGATGCGTATCTCTCCAATTCGTTGATTGATGTATCTTCCAATTTTACTTTTTTCTTGGTATAATCCAAACCTATTGTCCCAATAAATTTATCATCGATAGTTTTAATTGCAAATAGGTATTCAGATTTACATTCGGTTGTCTCAGCAATATATTTCAAACCATAAGTCGCGGTTTTTACATCTTTAAAATCGGGGATGGCAATTAAATCATATTCTAATAATTGATTAATTGATTTACTGAATAAATTAACTGGTATGTTTTGGAAGTTTTGTTGTATTGAACTAACAGAATAATCAACCGTTTCATATATCATACTAAACTTCGCGATTGATTTACCTGTAGGATAGAAGTGTCCACCATTATGAAATTGTGTTATCCACACTCTATCGACTTTATATTTTTCACGGATTTCTTCTAATTTATCTACGACTAACTCACTTACTTTAAGTGTGTCTTTAATCATATCCGGTTTTACTTTTTTCTTTTCTAAAAAATATTTCACGATTACTAATAAAATTGGTCCTAATATACCAGTCATAAAAGCAATAATAACTTCACCATTCATAAAATAACAATTTTATTAGATAAATATCTATAAAACAAAAAAGGTACGACAAAATGTCATACCTTTCTTTTTATTTTTCGTTTAATAGGAACTTATTTGATATGGCCTTAAAACTAATTGACCTATCGTAAGACCGGACAACGACACCCTCCCTATCAAAGTTTGAATTCAGTTCAGATTTTGCGTCAGCGTAATCCAACATACCCCCAATGGTATCTGGTAATAGAAATTCATAATCTAAAATAGGTACAGTTGTTAATCCCATTTTTTGAATTAACTCAACAAATTCCAAGAATGGAACGTTTTCTTGTGTGTCTATATTAAACGCGTTGAAGAACCTAACTGTTTGTCCTTTGATTTTGTAAGGATTTCCTTGTACTCCTTCACCAATTAATTCACCTTGTAAACAAATATTGTTTTCTAAAGTACCTAACCATTCCTCCAATTTAAGTTCACGAGCCACTTTCCAGAATGTATTCCCTTCAGTTTCCAATAATTCTAAATTACGAGAACAAACACCAAACACCCCATTTTTGAAATAGAACGTAGATGAGGACCCATCTAGTTTCTCGGTAACATAGTATTTGTGTTCTGAACTTAATTTGTACAATTCATATTCTTTTGCCAAGTTCTGAACCCTTTCTTCATCGGTCTTACGTAAGAAAGATGGGAATAATCCTTTTACCTTACCAGCAAGTTCAGCTGGAACTGGGGGTTCGTATTTAACGATATCCAACATTTCAGTTACATCTTGACCTTCGTGAACCATTTCAAGTAAAGGTAATACGTGAATTGGTAGTATCAATCCTTGGGAAATCTGACCACGAAGTTTAATTGTTTTTAAACGAAATCCTTCTTGGTCACCCATTTTTTTGTAAGATGATTTACGTAAGAATTCAAATTCCTCTCTTATTGGTAAGAATGAGTCGATTTCACAATATACGACCATATCACCTACTTTGTGACCAACATTTTTGGCCACGACAACTTTCCAACCATCAACAATGGCCAATTCAATCATATCAGCCCCCTCAATTGGTTGGATATCATCAATAATTCTAACACTAGCTAATTTTCTTTCCATTTATTTATTATTTAAAAAGTTACTAATTAATTTGTCTACATATGGTCTTAAAAAAAGTCCCATAAAAATTCCTCCTACAAGATATACTATCATAATATTATTTTTTTATTGTTCAAATGTTGGTTTTAACCATAAAATGTTTTGTTTAAAAATGTAATTTCTTAATGAAGAAAAATAGTTTAAACCATCCAAAGTATCAAGTGTGTTATGTTTAAAACACTTTAATAATTCTTCACGAATTCTTTCTAAAGATACAACGTCCATTTTAGTTTCATAATCATACATCTCAATTTTAATCGCCATAGACGCGGGTATCGCAAACCCTTTGGTTATCGAGAACCTAATTGCCCTTAAAATCCTTAATGGGTCATCGTTGAATGTTACTTCAGTTGGAAGAGGGGTTTTTAATACCATATTTTTTAAATCCTCAACCCCATTGAATAAATCAATTAAATTACCATCTTCATCTATGGCCATCGCATTAACCGTAAAATCTCTTCTGATTAAATCATCCTCAATTGTACCCAATTCTAAAATGGGTCTTCTAGTTCCGGGATGATAACCAATTTCCTTTCTTGCTAATACAAAATCAGCAACCAATCCTTCATTCTCGTGTCCTTTTGGGAATTTAGCCCTAATGGTAAACATTTCGGGGGTTGATAAGAATATTGTGTAATTACGTTCAGTCATCCATTGTTCCATTATTTTGAACCCCTCATCAACTGACATATTCAAATCATCCAAAACAAATGTGAAATCAATGTCTTTAGAATTTAACCCTAAAAATTCATCCCTAACACACCCACCAACTTTATATATTTTTGCCATTTTTATTTGAATTTACCAACTGGACATTCATCAATAAGTTGTTTTACCCATTCAACAAAAACCTTTGGTGGTTTCATTTTCTTTTTTGTCATTGTGTCGTGTTGAATACTCATTCCTCTCATATAGGATTGTTTACACATTTCTTCAACTTCTTTTTTATTAAATGTTCTTTCCATAATAATTATTTTTTTACAAATATACAAATAAAAACTGAACATAACAAATGATAAACAACATTAAAACGATTGTTTATCATCGGACGTTATACACAATAAAAAATTATTCTTTTTCATCGGTATTAAAATCACTTGTTTTACCAATAGTTATCGTAGTATTAATAAATTCAAGTTTCTTCTTCGGTTCAACTTTAACATTTAATCCAATACATTCACCATCTTTATAAAGTGGTTCTAACTTGAATTTATTAATCTCATATCCAAGTTCCTTTTCAATCATTTCTTTTGTAATTTCCATATCAAGTGATTTTAATTTGTTTATAAATAATTTTTGACTGTGTATAACAAAGTGTAAAAAACATTAAAACGATTTTTTACACTCAACCGTTAGCAGTAATATTATTTTTGTTTTGAGTTTTTTATTTTATCGCAAATCCAAAAATATATATTAGCACCAATAACAAATGTTATAGCCAATATTAATAATACACCCACAAATATTTGTGTCGCTTCGTCTGCGTTTTCATATACTAACCAAGTCATAATCTATTTTTTATTTAAGGTAAAACAAAAATAATACATACTGCTAACAGCGTATAAAAAACATTAAAACGATTTTTTACACTCAACCGTTATGTGTAATAAATTAATTTTTATATTATTTTTGATTTAAAACCATTCTCACAAGTGATTTACCAATTACATCCCAATTACTTTTGAAAAATTCTTCTCCTTCTGGTGAGTTATTCCAAAACATAAATCCATCAGTCTTTTCAATTTCTTCCATAATTTCAACAGATTTTTCAACAGTAATCTCATCTGTCCGTAATTCCAAACAAACATCTTTACCAATTTGAATTACACCATCCTTATCTTTGTAGGTATAGCCGACCAAACCCATTGG